TTTGAACCATTTGTTTTTCGGCGTTTTTGTTTTCTACCTGCGCTCCAACAGACTTCTTCCTTGCCGATTGCATCTGTCCAATCAGTCGCAACCGCTGCTCATTTGTCAAATTGCGTCTACCAAGCTGTTTCTTATACATCCAATCAAAGGCTTCCCATTTATCAAAGAAAATCATTTCTCTTGTTTTAAATGGAATTTCTGGATATTCCTGAAGGATTCTCCATCGGTTATGACCATCAACAATAATTCCATTCCAAGTGATGATCGGCTCGAACACTTCTCCATCGTCCAGAATATTATCTCGTAACTGTTCAAATTCTGCATCCGTCAACGGTGGAATTTTGTTCTGAAATTCAGGATCGACTTTTAACTTAATCATTTTCACACTCCTTATCCAAACAGAGCAATCAAAAAGTAAATTGCACCAAACGCAGTGATCGCCCATTGCCACCAAGGGACTTTGCTGCCTTGCCGTTTCTCTTTCCTATATCCGCTCTCAATCTCCTGCGCTCGTTCATTAAGTAATACACCGCCTGTAATAAGCCAACCTAACATAGCTGTTCCTCACTTTCGTATTCGCTCCCAATACTTTTGAAAGCGTTCTTCCATCTTGCGGCTCATAAACTCTCTTGCCTCTGGAATGGTCATCGCCTGACAAGGAACATAACCGTCCTGACCAAAAGGAACACCAATGGTCACTTTTCCAGTGTAGAACAAGTTTCTGATTTCCTGCGGCATTTGCTCATACATGGAAGGTCTGTAATAGTTCCCGCTGCTGTTTCTGTGGGCAATGTATTTTTCCACATCGGACAGCTTCAAGTACAAATCTGCGTACTTTTCGCTCTCCGTAGGAACGATCTTACAATCAAAGCCGTCCAGCTTGATTTTTTCTAAAGCCTGATCCATGATGGGCAGTTCAAAAGTCAGTGAATAAGGGAAATATCCTTCTTCCAGTAAAACCAACTTTTCCAGTGCCTCTTGCCAATGAAAATCCTTGCCGCTGGCAAGCTGCTCTGTGCCAAACAGAGTAAACATATCTTCCTGCCACTTGCGGCTTTTGGCAAAAAACTCACGGCGCATGGTTTCTTGATTATTCATCATGGATTTTGCTTTTATGACTGCGGTTTTCCGCTCTGCACTTTCACTGCCAAGTGTAAAGGCAAGGAACAAGGCTTCAAAGATCATAAGGAACGCTCCTTTATTTCGTCATATCTTCCACTTCAAAAATTTCTCCAACATGAACAGTCAGAACATTGTTGTAATCCAAGAATGTTGCCAGCTTTTCCATCAGTTTGTTTCGATCCTCCGCATAGACAAGAAAGCCACGACTGCTACCACCAGTATAGTAAACCACAACAGAATATACGCTCATGTTTTCCACTTCTTTAAAAACGCTTACATACTCCATTTTGTTTTCTCCTTTTCCATTGTACTTGTATTTATGGTTATTGTCAAGTATTATTTTCGCATTCTTCCAATTCATCAGGAAATGCGTCTAATTCCTTGCCGCTATCCAGCTTGATTTCCCACATGGTTCCAATATCTTCATAATCATATTCGTCCTCAGACTTGCGCTTTTTTACCGTACACTTTTCGCCATCATGAATTTTCCACTCAGAATCCATACCATGCGTATTGAAAACGCAAATTTTGCCTTCCAGATTTCTTTCATCTCTAACCATAATTCCTTCCTCCATTTACACGGTTTTTTCAACATGAGAATTGACATAATCTCTCGCTTCCACCAAAGAACAGTTATAACGGCTGCGGTACAGCATGACAGCCAAAACAGGACGAGATTTTGCCAGTTCTTCCACTTGCATATCGTATTCACGAACAACTTTCATGATCGTTTTCCCAAGCAAAGAATGCAACCACTTCAAAAACTCGGTTTCATTCTTATGACGATAGTATCCATGCTGGATATAAAACGCTTCTTCCAGTTCACGCTTCTGAATATAACGACCATCTTTCATCTGGTAATACAGATTTTCCATATTAGCTTTCCTTTCTGGCTTTCATAATCTGCCGCTGATTCCAGTATTCATGCTGCTCATTTTTCCGAAGATGATGACACTGCTTGCCAAGACAGCCTTTCTTTTTCATTTCTTTTACGGTCAAGCTGCCATTATGTAATGCGCAATAAGCCACTGGATTCTTTGGTTTACCGCCATAAATTGTCTTTTCCAAATCACTTTTCCCTCCATATTTTTGCATCTGATTGCATTTTTCCGTCCTAAACGGAGATTTTGTGCAATCCTCCGCACAAAGTTCTGTTTTGCGGAGATTTCCTTAAAGCGTATAAGCAATTCCCTGTGCATCCAGTTCCTTGCGCAGATTTTCCAGATTAACTACTCGGATCGGGCAAATATCAATCTTATGTACGGCTGCTCCATTGGTTTCCTGATAATCAAACAGGGCAATGGTCTGCGTATTCTCATTGATACCGATTTCAGGCTCTTCCAGTCCACGATAAGTTCTTGCAAGGTTGATAATCTCATTGATCCAGTTCATATGATCCTCCATTACAGTTCTACACAAGCAATCGTTGCGTCATTGTCGGCAAAATACTCATTGATATATTTCACCATCAGCTTTTCCATATGTTCAGCCTTCGTTACATGGTCTGCCTGTTCATAATCCCATTCCAGATTATAAACTTTCAAATCACCGCCGCCCCAATAACCGATTGCAAGGCAATTCGGGAGATAGCCATCAAAAAGCTGCATCAGCTTAATTCCAAACCAACCTGTCGGCTCGTAACCACTGGCGATGCTCTCTGCGTCATCAAAAGTAAAGTCATAGGTTTTCTTTTTTCCATAGGTCAATCTATGAGCAAGTTCCTCAGCCGTGAGAAACACATATTTCTTGTTTCGTTTCATGCGATTTTCTCCATTCCAATTTTTCCGTTGTGATAATCGTAAATGTAAAGCCAGTCTACCAGATAACCATGATCATAGAACGGTTTATCCAATGCCACTTTGTAGCAGTCTACCAGTCCAACAGAATTTCTTTTTTCTGTGATTACACCTGTTCTGTTTGCATAAACTTTGTTCGCTTCCTCTGTACGGCTTTCCGTCCACAAAGTTCTGACATGATCTCCAATATTAAACATGGTCTGTTCCTCCGTCAGCGAAGATTATTGAAATAATCCAGCAAGTGTTTTACATCGTCCCTCTGGTCAACTGTGTACTGTCTGTTTGCTCTGATTGGCATTACCACACCATAGCAGTCAGCGCAAATCATGATAATGGGATCGGAATAAGATTTTCCACCAGTGATAAATGTGGGATCAAAAATCTCTGCATAAGCTGCGTCTGCCAGCTTGACGGAATATTCCTGATTTCGATCTCGGAACATGGTCAGCGTCTTTTTCTTTCCAGCGGAAGAGTCCCAATAAGGGAATTGAATACCTGTTGCGCTATATGTAAACATATCTTCTGGCTTATATTTTCGCATAATCTGTTCCATTTGCTGTTTCAATCCAGCCTTTTCCGTCAGTTCAATGCCACGCTTTGCCATATCAGCCAGAACTGTCAAATCATCGGTCTGGATTCCAACATATCCACGCTTGTCGCAGAGATAAATGGTTTCTCCATCCTGCTCATAGCAGACTTCCTTATGGGATACCTTCAGCAATTTTCCAAGGTCAAACGCTCTCTTTGCCATGATTTATTCCTCCATATAAAGTTCAATATACATGGGAGAATCCTTATCAGGACAATTAATTTCAATATCCTTAAAGATTTTTCCATCGACAATTCCAACAACATCCATATCGCCATTCTGCATCATGGTATAGGACAAAAGATTAATCAATTCTCCGAGTTTCATTTTTCCGTCCTCCGTAATATTCATATTTATTGACATTATCAAACTATCCGCTCGACTGTTCCGTTTGGTCAAAAGTTATTCAGGCTGCGTTTTCCGCATTGACTTTTGCAAGCAGTTCATTCATGCAATCGAAAAACTTCTGAGAACACTGTGCGCCCTTTGCCTTGTAATACTGAAGGTTTTCGCATTTTCCGTTCTCAATCTTTGCACTTACCAGCTTTTCATTGATCCAGCCTTGTGTTCTGATAGGAACATTTACACCATACTTCCGCATGAGATAATTGACGATAGAATAGCTGCTATGTTCATATCTGCTCTCATAGAAAGTAACAGTATCATTATCCAGCTTGCCGCCGTTTCTCAGGATTTCCATTGCCTTATTTACGGTCTGTTCCGCTTCTGCGTTCTGTGCCGCAATAAACGCCTGATCCTCTGCTTCACGCTGCGCCGCCTGTTCCATACGCTTCTTATGCTGATTTTCCGCAAATACCTTTCTGGATTCCCACATCTGGTTTTCCAGTTCAGGCGCAATGTGCTTGATAAACTCGATTTCGGTAAATCTGAAATGATCCTGCTTTTCCAGTCTGGTTTTGATAGCTGTCATGTAGTTTTCCAGACTATCCATGCCTTTGCGTCTGATCTGCTCCATAACTTCATCAACGGAATAATCCGTTCTGACGCTGCCGATCCAAATACCAACGGCGATTCCATCATAAATGGCATATACATCGCAGTGATCATTCCATTCCTCTTTCACGGTTTCTCCACGGTAAATGCTGCCTGTGATAAGCTGCATAGACTTGTTCTTATAAAGGGCTTTGGTCTGGTCTGCGTTATAAGTAACGACTCTGAAGGTTTCAAAAGGCGTAGTCAGATTTTCCATTCTCATATTCTCAAACATCGTTTTGTCCTCCCTTATTTCTCCGTTACGGTCATTTCATAACCAAGTTTTCCAAGCAGTTCTCTTACATAGTCAATGCCTTCATCCAATCTGGAAAACCATACAGAATCATTGCAAACTTCCACGCAAATCCATTTTCCAATGTCGGCATTGTCAATACCATAGTCATCCGCTGGATAGGCTTTCTTTAGCAGTTCGATTTCTTCTGCGTTTTTCGGTCTGAACCAGAAATAATCGTTATATTCCATATGTTCACATCCGTCAAAGTTCGGCTTGCCCTTTGCTTCTTCGCACTGTTCGATCTGGCTCAGGTTTTCTTTATTTTTCCGTTCCTCATATGCAATACAATCGCTGCGACTGGAAAACTCCGTTCCGTCAAACGCAATGTACTTTGCCACTTTCTTTTCTACCAGTTCCACTTTTTCAACCATTTTCATCTTAATTTTTCCGTCCTTTTCTTCGGTTTTACCGATTTATTTTTATGCTGGATAAGCTGCGATAACTCGATCATTCGGAATATCATCAAAGTAAAAGTGATTTTTCTTGATTCTGCTTTCTCGAATGGTTTTCATGTGCTTCGGATAGTTCGCAGTGTTCCAGTTTCCTTTAATGTACTGCTGAATGTAATTGATCAACGCTTGTTCAGGCTCAACGCTATATTCTGCAAGTTTGCTGATTTTTCCGTTGCTGTCACACTCATAAATACTTGTATTCATTGTTATTATCCTTTCTTAACTGTTCAGGCACCAAACAACACAATTTTCAAAAGAGATATGAGAATAAAGAGTATCACTATCTTCTCCATCCTCAGTTTTCCATACCGTGTAACCGTCATCGTAATTTCCAGCGATAGAATATTCTCCGATATGGCAAACGCCGCAATCATACCAAATTTCCATTATTGGCTCTCCTTTCTTTTAATCAATCCGTTCTCCGTTCATTTCAAAAACATCAATGTCCAGTTCATCAGGATTACTCTTGTAATAGGTATCATTCTGAATGATCCATTCCCTTGCTGCCTCTGCCTTTTTCTTTGACGAAAAGACTCCGACAACATAACGATCCCCAATACATCCACCATTCAAAACATATACTTTCTGTCCGATTTTCCGCTTCATCTTGACCGCTCCTTATACCATTTTGCATTTTCCAGTTCTTCGCCGTTTAGAATCAATTCGTTGCTCTCTGTCAGCTTGAAAATCGCTTGTGTATCTGTTGCCCTGACGCATTCAATCAGTTTTCCATGATACCAAATCTTTCTGCCGACAAATCTGTGCTTTTCCCGTTTCTCATTCTCCTGATCCCAATAGCCTTCAGGCGCATGATGAAAAGAAAGATTTTCCATGTACTGCATTGTTACGCTCCAATCATCTGATACAGCTTTTCCATTCCCTGCAAAACCTTGTCACAATCATCCTTGCAACGATCATGGCACTTTACAAGCTGCTCCATGTCCAAATCTTCCAGAATGTTCATATAAGCGTGATACTTGCCCATGCTGTGTGACGCATTAATAAAGTGCGTAGTATCTGCCTTGCGGTTTTCTCCAATGGCTTCAATCTCTTTTACTGCCGTTCCGATACTCTCCATTGCTTTTGTGACCAAAATTCCAGTAAGCGCATTCTTCATTGTTATGCTCTCCTTCCGCTGAATACCGTTTGTTCTCTACACCAGTTTTCCGCTGCCGTCTGTGTCTTAAAGCCTTCAAGCAAATGTCCGTCTGGCGATACTGCGTAAAACTCTCTGCATACTGGATACCAGTAAATGAGAATGTTATTGATCTGCTTTACCTTGTGTCGTGACATAGTTCGATTAATCTTCATATTTACCGCCTTTCAATTTTTCCAGCCACTCAGAAAGAGAAATACCAAGCGGCGAAAAGTCTGTTTCACATTCGCAAGGATCATCCAAATAAGTATAAGTTCCGTTTTCCCAATACATCAGCGAAAACTCATGTCCACAACAATTACACCGTTGCTTTACCCATTTGCTTCTCATTTTTCCGTTACCGTCCGTTTCTGGCTTTCTCAGCCCTTAATCATCAGAATTGTATTATTGTTCGTGATCCGTTTATGTGCCTTTTCATACTCAGGCATTCCAAAAATCGCTGCCGCAATCATATAAAGCTGAGTCAAGGTCAAATAAATGGTCTGGTCTACACGATCCGCAAAGTCAAGCGGTTTTCCATATGTCATTGTGTGTAGCTGCTCACTGGTCATGATTCCAGCTTCCTTAATGTCTTTCTGTGTGCGTCTGTAACGCTCCACCATTCTTTCATTGATCATGTCATATTCCTTTTGCGTGACTGTGATCCGCTGTCTGTAATAAGTTCCCTTTGTGGGATGCCAATCGCCAATATAAGCAATTTTCATTTTTCCAATCCTCTCTTTATTCGTCCTCTTCATCATCAGTTTCCATGACGATTTCTCCGCTTCGAAAATCCTCTTTGATCATTTCCAAAATATGTTCCTGTGTGCATTCGTCCAAATCCTCCCAGCGGACTTCTTCGCCGTCCAATGTCAATTCAAACTTAACGCTCCACCATCCTGTTTTTGTCATCGTTATTCACTCCCTAACAAATACTTGACTATTGCCGTTTTCATCCGCAATCGTGACGCTGCTTCCAGTCATAAACCAACATTTTTGACTCAACCATACACTTTCAAGTGTATCCCATTCATGCCCATATACCGTGTATGCTCTGCCTGTTGCATTATTCGTAACCGTAAACCGTTTTTCCATTGCTCTCACTCCTTAAATAATACCGTTTTCTCTAAACTCTTCCGTCAAGCCGTATCTCTTGCCCAGCTTTGCAAAATAATCTCCCCAAGCTGCCAATTCTCCGTAACTGTAATTATGGTTTTCAAAATCATGCTGCCATTCAATAGCTTTCTGTCTGGCTGCGTTTTTCCGTTTCTGGTATTCGTTCATGTTCGTTTCTCCTTTAGTGCGCTCTGTTATAGTAGATTTCCATTCCATACTGTGACGGCTTCGCCTTTTGCCATACACAATAGATATAACTGCCACAACGGACTAACAGTGCGTCTTTTCCGTAATACTTTTCTTTCATGCCCTTGACTGATCCGCTGGCTGAAAAGTTCGGGAACAAATCAATGTGTAGCCGTCTGCCCTCTGCCACTGGCAAATATCTGACTCTCATTTTTCCACGCTCCTTTACTGCCACTTTCCAAAAACTATGGTATTGTTCGGGCTTTTTCTGTTGTATCTCCAAAAAGTACACTCCAAGCCGATTTCCTGATCCGTTACCTTCATACAGTCAAATGCTTTTTGAAAACCGTTTGCAATGCGGCTTGCTTTGCGCTTGATCTCTGCAATGGTTTTTCCGCTTATGGTTTTTCCGTAAAGCTGCGCCGTCAACATGATTCACACCGCCTTTTGAAGTGCCTGATACTGTTTCTTATCCATGCCGCAAAATGCTTTAATGTGTCTGCCTGTGGTCTGCGTCCAGCCGTCCCACAACTTTTCCAGTTTTCCATCAGGCAAGCGGCGCATGATAGGCGTGTTATAACTTACAAGCGTTTCCACGCTGTTTTCATCAATAATAACTCTTGCTTTTCCGTAAAAGCTGGCTCTTCCGTCAATGGGATGCAATTCATAGATTTTCATGATCAATTCTCCTTTTTTCCTCTGTTCCGTTTTTCCAAAATTTCTTGAAGTCTAACTTTCTTGTTTTTCCGTTTATCTGTTTCGCCTTTTTTGATCCTTGTGGATTTTCCAGCTTCTAAAAGCCGTTTGTCCATGTCGTATTTATAGGCGTTTTCTCTCATGGTCTGTGAATAGGATTTTTCCGTTGTCTTTGTACGGCTGCACAATCCAAACTCCGCTTTATATTCCTCTATGGTCATGTTGTGGCTTTCTCTGATATGGCTTCCAAGTCTGTTATAGGATCGTCCGCAAATGTGACAAATCACTTTGCCGCTTTCGTCATGCTCCACTTTTCCAGCTTCGGGCAATGGGTAAACCTTGCCGCCGCTCTTGAAATACTTGTAACAGCCCTGACACAATCCGTTATAGCTGCGCTGTGTGATTTTTCCGCATTTCGGGCAAACCATTTCTTTTTCACTCCCTTTTATTCCTCTTCGCTGTTGTAGTCTGATACTTTTACAAAGTACCTTCCAGCATAGAAAAATGATTTCTTGTGATCCGATTCCATGCAAATCTCAATGCAAGGAACACCGCAAATGTAGTAAATCATGGTCAATTCTCCGCAAGCATTTTCTTGATCTGCTTTTTATACAGCTTTTCCGCTTCGGCTCTGTCTGTCTTAAACTCCGTTACAAGCTGCTTGTCTTTCTGTTCATGCTCTACAATGAAGATTTCTCCAAGCTGACTCTTTACTTCGTAAAGCCAAATCTTAAAGCCGTCAATGCTGCTTTCTGCTGTCAAATACATTTCACAATCAATTTTCCGCTTTTCCATTTTCAAAATCTCCCTTTCTTGTATTTGTTGTTATTATCTGTTAATTAATGCCGTACATGGCATATTGTAAACGCTCTGCAACTGTTTCCAGTTCGGCGGCGCATTGCTTTAACGCTGTGCGGTTTACATTCTCAAGCTGCGCTTCGTCCTGTATCAGCTTTTCAATTTTTCCGCTGTACTCTTTGATATATCGGCAAATTGCCGCCGTATTGACTGTATCATATGCGCTTGCTTTCTTTCTCTTGATCGTCATTTTTCCGTTCTCCTTTCTGTTTATCCGACAACGACAACAACGGTATTTTCTGGATCGTATTTCTTGCCCTTGTACGGCTTTACAGCTACATTACAAAAGTTATTTGCTTTTCGCTGCGCCGTCGTGATCTGGTCAATTACTTTTTCCGTATCCGCTTTATTAATGTAATAGCGTTTCATTTCTCCGTTGCTCCTTTTCCTGTATTTCTTGTTATTTGTTGCGCCTGATCAAATCAATTCCCAACAAGCCCAAAAATCATACTCTTCGCCGTTTACGGTAATTGTGTTGCCATTATCGAAAAATTCATTTAACCAATCAGAAAACGCTTCGCCGCTCCCACTTTCATAATTTTTCTTTTTCAGCCATTCCCGAAGCTGTGAAACGGAATTAAAAGACAAATTAATCATTTTCCAATCTCCTTTATTTACAAAGTTCGTTGTATTCGTCTTTCGTCAAATCAAAATAACAAGAATTACATTCAAGCAATTCAAGAATTGCAATCAAGCAATCTTCTTTTGTAAATCCCTGATCCGCTTTTCCGTTTTCCTGATAGCTTTTCCATTTAGCATTTACAAGCTGCGGAATATCGGCTTTAATTGTTCTGCAATCGCACAATCTAATATAAACTTCATTTGTCAAATAATCTTTCCAGTTTTTCATGATCTCCGATCCTCTCTTCCTCTGTTTTCTTTATTATACCACACAATAACCAGAAATGCAAGTACATTTTTCAATTTTTCCAAAATATTTTTATCTTAGTCTTTCCAGCCATTCCACCGCCAAAACCGAAACAACAAAACCAGCGGTAAAATACAAGGTAGAAGGAAAGATTTCTTCCCAAGCTGCGCCGCAATCGGAAGCCCCAGCTTTTCCAAGTACCAGCACAAAGAACACAAACGCCGCCATGCCGCAAATATTGCGCATAATCGTCAATGCGTGTTTTCTCCGTCTTGCTCTCTGTTCTGCTCTGTAACGCATTCTTGCGCCGATATACTCAGTATGTACCATTTTTATTTTCTCCCTTCCGTTTATACCTGTTTCGGCTCTCTGTGCTTTTCGATCCTGACGGCTGCGCTTGTGTTTTCTCTGTATTCTTTCGCCGTCTGTTTTGCGTCTTTCCATGTGTATTCGCTGCATTCGCATTCCCAGCCGTAACCGTAATTTGTCATAATGTCGTATCTGTCAACTGTTTTTCTCTGATATGCCATTTTTAAACGCTCCCTTCCATTTTTCCAGCTTTACAGCATTGCGATTAAATCAAATTCAAAATTGCAAATTGCTTTATACTTTGGATCATGTGCGCTGTTTATATCGCTTTTCCACTGTCTGAAAGTTTCCAGTATTTCCGCAATTAATTCTTTCGGGCTGATATATTCCAAATCTTCCAGAATGGTATAATAAACGCCGTTTTGATCCATGCGCTGCATAAAGTCAACCACTTTTTTAAATGTGCGCTTGTCTTGCTCTGTAATTCTCATTTGTGCGCCTTCTTTCCGTTGCTTTTGGTTTTTCCGTTTTGGTATTCACTGGAACGGAAAACGGCGGTTTTCCGCTCTGTCAATATCAAACTTCATCACTTGAAAAATTAAACCGTGTTTTAATTCCTGTATATGTTTCATGCGCTATAATATCCGTTATCTTTTCGCCGCCATAATGCTCAGTTATTCGGCGGTTTACATTCTGCAAAAGGTTTTTGCAAGCTGCTTTTAATTTTCCATGTTCATGGCTTGCCACGCCGCCGCAAATAATACTATTGTCTTTTGCGTTATAGAAAATATAATCTTTCATGTTTTCCGCTCCCTTTTATTTCTGGTTATTATTCGCAATGATCCACTTCGCCGCTATTAATAGCCGTTAAAATTGCGTTTAACTCATTGCAAATATATCTATACTGACGGCGAAGCATTTTGTTTAATTCTTCCGCTTTATATGCTTTATGGTTATACGCCGCTTGTCTGTATTCCTTCAATTCAATTTCTGGATCAAATAACCAACGGTTTAAATTATCGCTTGCATACTGGTAAACTTTCGCAATCTCTATATATTTTGCGAAGTGTTCGTTTTTGCGTTTTACGCTCCAATTAATAGCCTTCACCATATCGGCGGCGGCTCTCAGTTTAGAAACGCTGTAACAGGCTTTTGTAATCTCCATTTT